CCAGAGTATAACATCCCCAATTGATTAACCACAACCCAGGTACAGGTGCGGAATCATTCTCACTCACAGAACGAATGGAATATCCATCGAATATAGAGGAATACGGTATCACAAATTCATGAACACCACCTGTGGAAACATCAAACAAATGGGTATCCGCGTTCAAAATATTAAAAGGAGTAGAACCCAAATTTGCAGTTGGGTACCAAGCAAAACCAAACACGCCATAATCAAGCGGAATGGAGTTGATTTTGACCATAACACGTATACTACTCCTCCAATATCTAAATCTCTTATTCAACAGTTCAAGAGTATTTGCAAAACATACCAACCACGGATTCAACAAAGTAAACGTTGGAATCGTGGTTGATACTAACGCAATAGGTGCCTCTTGATATTTAAACCATTGCTTCAATAACAAATAAGGTAAATCATTCTTAGTGTCTGAAGCATCAAACTTCTTAACTCTCACTATATCTCTACTCAAATCCTTAGTAGTCTCAATTGCTACTCGGTCACTAACAACCCCTTCGACAGGTTGTTCACCAGTTAATTTCATATCATAAGTTTCAGCAATTCATTTATAGGATAACACGATCGAATCACATCATGTTAAACTAAGCCCCTGAGTGGGGTAAGTTCACGCATAAAGCCAATACCTTCTATTTAACTTCTCACAATTGGCAAGCAGCAATACTTATGCGTGGGGTCGGTTCACGAAGGCCCACGTACGTGTCTCATTATCGCATCGACAAGTCTCGGAATGAGCTTTACGTCCTCTCAAGACGGGGCCAGATCGGCCACTTAATACTTGTAGTGCCAAGTACCAAAGTGATTCTCTTTGAGAGCTCTTTCCCAGTAACTCATATCCTTACCAGTAAAAATAAGACCAGCTTCTCTAACAGCATCACTTACAACTTTCCATTTGGCGTATTGAAGTTCTTTGTCATAACAATAATGACACAACTCCCTGTAATACACCTCCACATTCTGAAGATTCTGTTGCTCATTGGAAAAGAACTCGTTCGTTCTAACCCAACACAACATAGAATCCAAAGATTCAAAATCTAATGGAGCTAAATATATACTATCATGCTCCACAAATCTCCTTGACAAAAACACTTGATCTTCTATTGGTAGCCAAGGATCCTTAATTTCACCTTTATTAGGATCAGTAAAATCAAGACCAAATAATTCTTTCAATGCTACCGCCAACTTCGCGTTATCAAAGAAATCACACTCAGGATGAACACTCCCGAGATTATCATCACCATACACTGCCAAAGCAATATATTCATAAAATTCTTTATCACAACTTGCAGGTCGCAAATAATAATAAGCTGTCGCAATATACACATGACAACAAAAAGAATTAAACCATGATGTTAACCAATTACCGGATGAATTTCCTTTATCATGATAATAGGCCCAAGCTCCAGTAACATGGATAGTAGAAACAATATTATAAAGTAACGATAAACATGCCCTAAAATCCTTATCATCTAGATTCATACGAATTCGCAAATAACACGCAGCCAAATACGCCATGTGTCGTTGCGTTGAAATATCCATAGTAGGCAAATCACCTCCAAAAACTCTATTCCGCCCGAAACAAAATATTTTTCGTCCCAAAAACGTCCAATCACTTCCATGAGGGTTACATCCTACAGCACAAGTTGAATCAACTCGGTGAGCTTTAGTCTGTTGCATATAAAAACAAAAATACATTTTACAC